CACTAACCTTCCCCGACCTGCTGGACTTCCTCCGCTCCTCCAAAAGGCAAGCAGAGGTACTGCAAAAGAACCTGCGCGTGATAATTGAGGCGGGCTGGCTCAACAAAGCACATTGGCATTTGAACCCGAAGGACACAAAGCAAAGCGCAGCCGCAAAAGGTAATGCAGCTGGAAGAAATCACGAAGTCGGCAGGAAGATAGCCGAAATTTGTAGCCATTGGCAACTCCCTTACGAACTGATTAAGCCTCTCGCGCTCAAAATGGGAGGAGTGAACATTTGGAAAGGACCAGACGGCAAGATAACTCACGAGGAACTCGCCGCCTTCACGGGAATTATGGGAAAAACTAACCAAGAAGGAAGGGACGCAGCCCTAATTGCGTGGACTTGGGCGGGCTTTTCGATGCGAATTTTGAAAAAATAAACCAAAAAGTTGATATTTTTCTCTGCAAACGATTATAATGCAAACAGAATTGTGTAAATTTGCTGCAAATTTGGTATCATAATAAGTTTATAACCGATGAAAACAGAGCAAGTAAAACTTTCACAGGTAAAGGTAAACGGGGAGAACCCCCGTACCATAACGAAAGACAAGTTTGAGAAATTGGTAAACTCAATTCTTGTATTCCCGAAGATGTTGGCTATCCGCCCCGTTGTCGTTGATAACAAAATGGCTGCCCTCGGCGGCAATATGCGCCTTCAAGCGTTGAAGGCTATCGCAAAGATGACGCACGGCGACATCTGCAACCGTCTTGGAACAATCAACGACTTCTTGAAGAAGGGGGACGGCGAGCGCGAAAAGATTGTGCAGTATTGGGCGGGCTGGCTTCAAAAGCCCGTAGTTGAGATTATCAACGCGAGCGAGCTGACCGAGGACGAGCGCAAGCAGTTTGTTATCAAGGACAATGTTTCGTTTGGTAATTGGGATTATGACGCACTCGCCAACAAGTGGGACAACAACAGCCTCGGCGATTGGGGTATGGATGTGTGGAACTCTAACCCGACAGCGTTTGCACCTATACAGGGTGCGACTCCTTCGGCTACGCCCGCAATGCCTGATGCGAGCGAGGAAGACGACCCGACTGCGATGTTCCAAGACGCTCTGCCTCCCGAATTGCAGGGCGCAGACTTGTTGCCCGCAGACCTTCCCAAGATACAGGGCAGCGATGAAACGGCAATGGAGCGCGTGATTATCGTGTATCCGAAAGAGCAGTTGCCGCAGTTGTGTAACCTTCTTGGAATGGCGACAATCGACAAGGTGGTTTACAAAATAGACGAACTGAATTGTGCTGTGAGAGCAGACAAGACTATGGTTGATAGGGCTTGCGAATGGCTGAAAGACGAAATAAGCAACTATGTTTCATATGATGGAGAAATAGACAAAGAACTTATAACTGATTTCAGAGAAGCAATGAGAAGCAGCCAATGACCTACGCTGAATACATACGCTACCACCTCGGCGGTGACGCTGGGGTTGAGGAAAAAATGATTGCCTCCCTCTCGGCTCACTTCGGTTTATCGAGGTGGGACGGCTTTCGTTTGGCGTATTATTACACCACCACCTACCATATTCCAAGCGCGTTGAGACTGCTCCGCAACCCTAACACGCCGAAAAGCGCATTGAAGTTCAGAACTGACCGCCGCTATGTGCGCATCGGGGATAACTTCAACCGCATTATGAGCCAACTCACGCCGCAGCTGCTTGAAGACCTCGACAAGGCTACGACCACAACCGAGCAATACAACACCGTTTCGGGTTGGCACTTCTTTGGGAGGTACGCTTCGTTCCTCTTCCTCGAAGTGTGGGCGAAGTTGAGTGGCAAGCAAATAATTGACGACCTCGCGCTGAAATTCGAGCAGGAAGAGAACTACACAAAGGGCGCAGAGATAGTTGCAGGAACGCAAGAAAAAGCCGCATTAACGGCATTTATTGAACGAGCCAAGACCGACACCCACGACAATGTGTTTTCGCTTGAAACAAGCCTTTGCGCCGTAGCCAAATTGAAGAAGGGAACGCGCTGGAACGGCTTTTACACAGAACGCCTGTTGGCTGATGTGGCTGGCAGCGAGTGGGAGAACTTGATATTGAGATTGCTATGAAAACGAAGGTGATATTCATTGCGGGCGTTCCCGCATCAGGCAAAACAACCCTATTCAAGCGTATCCGCGAAACCCTCTTTACCAACTGCTCCGAGTTCAAGCACGGTAAGGCACGAGGTATTCAGAGCGAACACGGGTATTACAAAATGCTTGGCGTGTTTGACGGCTCAACTTTCGAGGGAACAGACCGTTTGAGTATGACCGTCATCTGCGATGCTATCGACTACATCAAGAGTTTGGAGCAACTGCCAACACGCTCGGTAGTGTTTGTTGAGGGCGACAGGCTATTCAACTTCCGCTTCTTACAGGAAACGCGAGCAAGCCTCATATTGCTTGATGCAGCCCCGGAAGTGCTTGCGCAACGCCACAAGGAGCGCGGCGACAATCAAACCGAAACCTTTCTGCAAAGCCGCAGAACGAAGGTAGAGAATTTTGCCACAAAATATCGCATTGGTAGAGCGTATAACAACACGCCCGAAGATGCGAAGAAAATTTATCAATTCATCATTAACGCAGCAAAACAATGGGTTGGAGAGTGTACGACCATACAAGGGACGATAAAGTCTTAAAGGATATTTGCTACAACTGCGGGAGTGCTTCCGTGAAAAGCACTTACCCGTTCTTCCGCCGTATGATGTACTACTCAAACGGCAACTATTGGTGTGAAATTCTTGATGACAAAGCCTTCTATTTCGCAAGCAAAGCGCGGAACCATATTCGCCTCATTGCAATTGCTGTAAAGCAAGAGCACCAGCGGCAAAAGATTGGCGAAAAGGTGTTATTCCGTTTGTTGCAGCGCGTTTCGCTCGTTGGGCTGGACACTTTGACGCTGCGAACATCAATGCACGAAAACGGGCAATTCTTTTGGCTTAAACAAGGCGCGAGAATTATGGATGTGAAGGGTAATGATTACGAAATGCAAATCAAAATAATCAAATAACTATGGCACAAAAGTATTACCAAAGCCCCCGTTGGAGCAACGAAATAGCCGATTGCAGTATGCCAATGACATTTGACACATACAGCAACTGCTCGTTTGGCTGTTTGTACTGCTTTTCGCAGTTCCAGCGCGGCGTAGGCGACACAAAGGAAGCCTACTTGCACAAAGATGTTCGCAATGTTTCTGTCGAACACATCAAAAAGATGTTTTCCGACCCCGACAAGTACGGCGGTCAGTTCAAGGAGTATATCAAGCAGCGAAAGGTTATGCAATGGGGCGGACTTTCCGACCAATTTGACGGCTTCGAGAAGCAACGCGGCAAGACGCTCGAACTGCTCCGCTTCTTCAAGTCTATCGACTACCCGCTGTGCTTCTCTACGAAGGCTACTTGGTTTACTGACGATGACCGCTATATGAGCCTAATCGAGGGTCAGAAAAATTGGAATTTCAAATTTTCAATCATCACGCTGGACGAGGAAAAAGCGCGGCGCATAGAGCGCGGTGTACCTTCTCCTATGGAACGCCTCGAAGCAATACGCCGCATTGCGGAGGCTGGGGCTGGCGGCGCAACTCTCCGCCTTCGCCCGTTCATCATCGGTATTTCAACCCCGTCATACCTTGACCTCATACGCGAGGCGCACAAGCGAGGTGCTGACGCTATGAGTACAGAGTTTTTCTGCGTAGAGCAGCGCAGCCCAACGCTCAAAGGCTTTATGCCAACCATCAACGAACTTGCGGGCTTCGATGTTATGGAGTTTTACCGCCGTTTCTCGGTTTCGTCTGGGTACTTACGCCTCAATCGCAAAGTCAAGGAGCCGTTTATGCGCAATATGAAAGAACTCTGCGATGAATTGGGTATGCGCTTCTATGTATCTGATGCGCATTTCAAAGAGTTGTGTTGCAACGGCTCTTGTTGCGGCTTGCCGCCCACTTGGAACTACTCGCGCGGTCAATGGTGCGAGGCGTTGCAGATTGCAAAGAACAACCCCGCAGGGATTGTTACTTGGGACGATGTGTGTGCCGATATTCAGGGGCTTGTTTCGCAGTTCCAATGGATAAGGGCGCAGGGCTTCAACTGCAACAGCAGCGAGAAACGCGCCAAGTATGAGGGTATGTCAATGGCTGACTATATGCGCTGGCTGTGGAACAATCCGCAGAGCGGTCAAAGCCCGTACAAATTGTTTGAGGGCGCGCTGGTTCCCGTAGGTAAAGACGAGAACGACAACTTGATTTATAAGTTCAACGGAGCGAGGTTTTAGGTATGGGAGCAAAAGGCAAGAAAATGAAGGACTACCGCCAAGCGCAGATTGTACGCCTTGACATTATCGCAGGGCTATATAAGCGCGGGTACTCGTATCGTGAGATACGCAACGAGGTTATGGCGCGCCTCGACTTGAAGAGTTACTCCCTCGAAACGGTTCACAAGGATATTGGGCGACTATTGAAGGAG